AGGCCGCGGCCGGCCGCCGAAGCGGTGGCTCGAAGTCGCTGCCGACCTGGGGATCGACCTGCGCGCGGCCGCGCACGCGGCCGCGCACGCGGGGGCCGCATGAAAATCCGGGTATGTGAGCTGGACTTCGAAGTTGCCTTCACGCCGGACCTCCGCGACGACAGCGGCCAGGCCCTGTACGGCTTGTGCGATATGACCGAGGGCCGGATATGGCTCGACGAGGCGATCCGCGACAACCCCTCGCTGGTCGTTTCGACGCTCGTGCACGAGATCATGCACGCGGTCATGGGCGCGACCGGGACGGGTCACCGTGCGTTCGGGGACGACTCCGACGCGGAGGAGCACTTTATCCGCCAGTTCACGCCGGGGATGATCACGGCGTTGCAGTCGGCGGGGCTCATGCGCGACCGATGGATCGGCGCGCGGGAGCCGCGGACGAAGACGACGGAGACGATGGCGCGGAACCTGTTGCTCGTCGTGCTGGTGCTGATTTTCTCGTTGTTCGCTGGACGAGGATAAACGATGACGACCGACGAAATCTTGAACGAGCAGGCCGAAAAGACCGAAAAGAAAGTTAGGATCTACAAGGTGGTTCCGCGGAGCGCGTGGGATGCGTTCCTCGCCGCACCGTCCTGGGACGAGTTCTACCGTGACCTTGGCGAGCGCGCGCCGGTCGGGGAAAAACGCATGCAGGAGACCGATCATGCCGGAACCGATAGCTGAGGCGCTCGAGGTCCTTCACGCCGCCGGGGTGCAACTGCGACGGAGCGACGCAGCGAGATGGGTTATCATCTACGACGAGCGCGGCAAGCCGCGCGGACGGCTCAAGGCGCCGGCCCAGGTGGCGCGCTACGTGCGCCCCGACGGAACGATCATCGACGAGGCGACGCCGGAGAAGCAGCTGCGCAAGATGGTCTTTGCGCTGTTGGGCGTGGACCTGGGGGTGGTGCCGGGCGAGCGCCCGACGATGATGCTTTGCCCCGATTGTGTGAACGCCGTCTACGACGTCCCGAAGAAAGGAAAAGTCCCGGCGCGGTGTCCGGGGTGCGAGATCGAGCGGTACAAATGTCCGGAGATCCTGCCGTCGGGGGACAAATGCGGTAAAACTCTAAACCCGAAAATATGGACACCGAGTAGCTGTGCGGCGCGCAATTATGCCCCACCTAAGTGCAAAAGCTGCACCGTTAGGGCCGCGTGCCAAAAAGCCCTCGCGAGCGTAACACTCGAACAGCGTAAGGTCGGGGGCCAAAAAGCCCAAGCGAGTAAAACTCCGGAACAGCGTAGGGCCGCGGGCAAAAAAGCCGTGGCGGGTAAAACACCCGAACAGCTTAGGGCCGCGGGCAAAAAAGCCGCCGCGAGTAAAACACCCGAACAGCGTATCGCCGCGGCCAAAAAAGCCGCCGCGGCCCGTTGGGCCAACCTAATCGCTAACGCCCAGCGACCGGAGCAACTTTCGGCGGCCGACCTGGCCGCTAGCGTGAAGTGATAGGCAGGGACCATGACGGGCAAGTACGGAACGACGATGAACGACTGGATCGACCAGCGACGCGACCAAGAAGCGGCAGCGCGCGAAGAGGCCAGAAGGTGGGCGGCTGACCCCGTCCCGCCAGGCTGGTCTACGCCGACGAACGTGTGCAAAAACTTCGTGAACGAGGGAGACTGGCCCAGGATCGCGGCGTCCGCGGCGTCCGCGGCGCAGCGCCGTGGCGGAGGCGTGCCGTTCCTAGGGGGCGGGCAGGTCGGCGTGATCACGAGCTGCAACATACCGGAGGACTCCGTCGTGCAGGTCAGCCCGAACGTGATCATCATGCACCCTCGCCGACTATTGGAGTTGTCCATCGCCCTGGAGCCTGGACTGTCCCACGCGCAGCGGTGCGCGGCGTGGTCACGGATTCGGATGAACGTGCGACTACGCGGCGGACTGCCGTCGCTGGCCTTTATTTTGGACTACGCACACCGGTGCGCGACCTTGGCGGAGGTTACCCCAGCTTTTTAGCCGGCGGTCCTCCGGGCTTTTTCGCCGGCGGTCCGCTCGCGCCGGGCTTCGCGGCGATGGCCGACGCCTTGATCTGCATCTCGGCCTGCTTGTTCTCCTGGTCCTGCTTCGCCTTCTCCGCGCCGGTCGGCGGGAGTTCCGCGGTCGCGAGCTGCTCTTGCCGCTTTTGCAAGTCGATCTCGGTGTCGAGATTCAGCTCCCCGTTCCGGAAGCGCGACGACGCGACCTCGGCGGGCAAAAGGATCTCGTTGGCAACGTACTTCTCATCCGCCTGCGCCATGTTCCATCGGATCTGCGACTGTTCGAGCTCCGTCGGCTCGTAAAGCTTGTGCCAGGTGAACGACGTCGGCGGGACCCGGCCGTGCGTGGGGGAGTCCTTCGCTTTGCAAATCAGCTCGTACGCACGCCGAAGCTTCGGTTCGAGGTAATTTATTTGCTTGCCCTTCACGTTGTCGTAAAAGCGCCGGAAGTCGGCATCCCCCGTCGCGTTCAGGCCCGAGGGCTCCCGCCCGAAGAGCAGCGCGACGGGCATCTCCGCCGCCGCGGCTACGTTGAGCATTTGCATTTGGATCACGTCCGCCACGCCGGTCAGCGGCGTGGCCGCGCGCTCGAAGTCCTCGTTTTGCGCGTCGAGGTAGAGCATGCGCCCCGACGAGCGAGACATGTCGACCATTTGCATGCGCGTGTTCAGCGTGCGTTGGTCATTCGAGATAAGCTGGGCCAGGTTGTTGATTTTCATGACCGCTTGGCTCATGTCGATCATGAGGTTTGCGATCGATTGAAAACTCTGGTCGTATTGGCGGAGCGTGTCGTACGGCGCCTGGAGTACCGACAGCGACCACCCGAGGAGCCGGCGGCGCATAAGGAAGTCGACCGGAGCGCCGTCGAAGCGGATCACGCGCGACTCGTGCACGCGCGTATTCGACTGGCCGCCGAAGGGGTTGACGATCTCCCACGTCTCGACCTCGCCGAACTTCGGCCCGATCTCGGCGTACCACGTCGACGCAAAAACGAACCGGCGATCGATCCACGCGAGGTAGCGGATCGTCTTGATCCCGTCCTCGTTCAGCGGCGTGGCCATGTCCTGGCCGTCGTCGGCGCCGATGATGAGCAGGCCCCCGCCGTACAGCCGCCCGAAGACCGTGGCCTCGTACATGCGCGGGATGAACGACAGGCGCGCGGCGTGCTCCTCGATCTGCTTGGCCAGGCGCGCGCCCGCGTCCTGATCCTGAGCGTTGTCCGCGGGGTTGGTGCCCTTGCCCTTCTCCGCCGACGCGGGCGCCGGACGACGCGGCGCCGGCTTGCGGTTGCTCGTCGCCTTCATCGCCGTGTCGACGCCCGCGGCCTGCGCCGCGTCGTCCGGCGGCCCGTCGCCGGGCTTCGCGGCGTTGGTGTTCTCTTGCGGCCCGGCGGCGGCTGGCTGACCCTCCGGGCGCGCGTTCGCCGTGTCGGGGGAACCCGCGCGCTCGGCACCGGGGGCGGCCTTCGACGGGTCGGTGGTCGACGCGCTCGAGGCGTTCCCCGCCGGGACCTTCGGACGCTCGCCGGCGCCGCTGTTATTCAGCGACTTCGGGTCGGTTGGCTCGGTCCCGGCGGTGTCCGGGTTGTCCCGCGTCTGCGGGCGCGTGGGAGCGTCCGGAGCGCGTCCCGACGTGTTGGCGGGGTCACCCCCCATCGGGTCGATCAAGGGCGTTCCTGGGGCCGCCGGGCCGCTCTCCTGGCCAGCGGCGGACGGGTCTTCCGGGTCGCTGACGCGCGGGACGCCTTCCTCGTCCTCGTCGGGCTGCGCCCCGAATACCAGGCACCAGCCGCGACGAAACATCTCATTGGGGTAGGCGGTGACGATGCGCTGGGCAAACGGATTTCCGTTGTACAGGCTCGAGAGCTGCGGATCGTCGATGCGGTACGGCTCTTCGAATTTGCTTTGGAGCGTCTTATCGCGCTCGAACGTCCCCATCCCCGTCACGCAATTTCGCCATCCGCCGCCCGCGCGCCCGTTCGCGCCGCCGACGAGACCGTCGAGCAAATTGTCTTCGCGGATACCGGACAGGTACGTGACGACGTCGGTGCGCTTCAGCGTCTCCGCGTCGACGCGGATCGGCTGCGCTGCGGGGTGCGCGAAGACGGGGAGCGCCGGCGGAGCTTTCGCGCGAGCCTCGACGCGCTCTTGCGACTCGAGCTGCTGTTCGATGGCAACGAGATTCGGCCTAAAAATGTTGAACCGCACCTCCCGGTTTAGCTGTCTGGACACCCGCTAAACCGAGGCATGGGTCGACCCGCACCAAAGCAACCCGCGCCACTGCACGAAGGCGTGGCGGCGGTATTTATGGCGAACGAAATTCGAAGGGCGCGCACACGCCAGCCGCAACCGTCCTATTCGCAGATCGCGCGCGAGCTGGGCTGCACCGAAAAAACCGTATACCGCGTGCTGACGGGGAAGACGCATGCCGCCGAATGACCGGCCCGTGGCGATGCGCGAGGTGATCGTGTGCCAACCCGGCGCGGAGGGCGCGGCGATCGAAGCGGAGCGCGCGGAGCGCGCGGAGCGCGCGACGACGCTCGCCGTGCGCCGCGCCGAGGAAGCCGCGCGCCTGGCCATCGCCGAGAACAAAATGACGCACGCGCAAATCCAGCGCGAGGCGATGCTCTTCGTCCTCGGTCAGGTGCAGAAATGGAACAAGATGGCGGAACACCCCGATTTCCAGAACGCCCTCGGCCCGCTGGACCCGAAGGTGGTCATCAAGCTCGCGGACTTCGCGACGAAGAATTTCCGCCTCGACACCGGCCAGTCCACGGAAAACATCGCCCACGCCGTCACGCGCACGGTCGACTTTTCGAAGCTGACGCAGGAGGAGCGTAACGCGTGGCGCGCGCTCGCTCTGAAGGCCGGCGCGGGGCAAGAATAACGGATTTCGGAGACGTGCCCTCTAATTATGGGTGACTCATTTTGGGGCGTTCTGTCGGTGCTCGCGATCGACCCGGGCGCGAAAACGGGCTGGGCGTTGTTCCAGTCGCGTGTCGAACGTCCGTGGCACCTCGCCGCGTGCGGCGTCGTCTGCCCCCAGGATCACCTTTGGTTGGGGGGTTTGGAAGATTTAGATCTGGTCGTCATCGAAAACCCTCAGATTTACCCTTCGTCGAAGGTGCCGCCGAACGACATTCTGACCCTCGCGCGCATCGTCGGGCGGTATGAAGAGCGCTTCGCGGGCCGCGCCGAACGCATCGAGCTGGTCAAGCCGCGCGAGTGGAAGGGCTCCGTCAACGGGGACATCATGGCGCGCCGGATCGAAAGCGCGCTGTCGGCCTACGACAAGGACGTGATGCGCGGGTGCCTCGTCGGCACCGCCGAAGGCTATCGCCACAACGCGATCGACGCCATCGGGCTCGCACAGTGGACGATCAAGCAGCGTCGGCTCTGCCCGCGCGCGGAGGGGCGATGATGTCGGACATATCCGCCGCGTTCAGGCGGCTTAGGCCAGTGCCGGCCCGAGCCCCGCGGCGTGCGACCATCGGGCGTTCGGGTTGCTGAAGACGAGGAATTGCGACGGCGAGCCGTAGAGCCTCGCGTTGATCGCGCCGCCGGTGAACACGAGCGGCGCGGCCGCCATCCGCCACGTGAATCCCCCGTCCGGGCTGTAGAGGATACGCAGGCCGGCGGCCACCGATACGGTCACAGCCAGGCAGCTCGAGTTATTCACGCCCAGACCGCGCGAGCCCGTGAACGACGAGATCGAACTGACCTGCGTCCAGTTCACGCCGTCTTGCGACTGGTACGTGTTCATCCGGCTACCCGTGCCGGTGACGAGCACGAACGCTCCGTCCGCCGGCGAGTAGACCAGCCCGTTCGGCTGCTCTCCCGAGGCGAGGAACGCCGTGGACTGCAACGTCCAGGTCGTGCCGTCGGGGGACGTCATGTAATTCGTGGGCGGGCCGCCTTGCGGCATCACGACGAGCAGCGCGGAGGACTGCGCCATGAAAATGTCGCCATACGCGCCCCCGATCTTCGTGACCGGTACGCTCCACGACGACGGCGTGCCGGGCGTCGTCTCGTACGCGACGAAGGCCCCGATCGAACCCGGGAAGGTCCCCGCGAACGCGCCGACCACGCGCCCGGCGAATACGGTGAGAACGCCGATCGGTAACGTGGTCGACGACAATCCGGCACCGGCCGAATTGAATCCTAGCGTCCACGCGCCGCCGAACGTGCAATGGTATATATCGGCGACGCTTGTCGTGCAGAACGCGCCAAAATAGTTCGTGCCATCAAACGCCGCGCTCGTCGCGAAGCCGAGCGCTCCAGCGCCGTTGTCGACGCTGGACCACCCCCCGGCGTCGTTGACGCCGTACGCGAGGAAGACGTTGCTCGATACGGTCCCGGACGAGCCCGCGCAGACGAGCCACGTGTTACCGACCGGATCCCACGCCCCGCCGTAGAAATTGACGTAGCCGGCCGTCGCTGACGCAGTGAAGGTGGCACCCCACGACACCCCCGGGACCGCCCCGCCCACGCTCGATTGGACCGAGATCGCGTTCAGGATCTGGTTCATCTCCTGCGCGGTCGATGCCTGGTCAGGCGTGAAATACGCATAGTTCGGATCGACCTTGATCGGTGTGCCGTTGTACGTATTCGATCCGGCCGGGTAATTCGTTCCGTTCGCCCAAAGCATGTCACGCCACCTTTTGCAGATTCGCCCACACGCGCACCGTCGGAGTGGGGTTAGTGGAGTCGCCCCAGCCGGTGCCCTGGCCGGGGGTCGTCGAGTCGCCGAGCAGGAAAAGCGTTTTAGTGCTGACCTGCGTGCGGATGTTCCCGGCGGTCCCCGCCTCCGCGGCCTCGCCGAGGTCCGTGATCAGGGCGTTCACGATGCTCGTCGACTGCGGCCCCGTCGGCGTCAGGTCGACCTCCCACGCGGCGGGATACCATTCGGAGTACGCGGCGCCGAGGACGACGAGCGCGACGATCTGGATGATGTCCTCGGCAAGGCCGTTCGAATTGTTGATCCGGATGCGTAGGCGCAGCGCTGGGACGTAGTCCGCATCGGTGCGGCCGTTACGCGGCTCGCCGACGATGGCGCCGATCTGGTCGAGGATCGCCCACGGCCCGCCCGCCATGGGGTGATTGTCCAAAATCACCGCGTTCAGGAACGACCAATAGTCGTTTTCGATCTGCTGGAGCCGCGTGGCCAGCGCGCGCACGAAGCCCTGGACGTTGGGCGTCTGGATCGGGTCGGCGTATCGCGACGTCAGCCACCCGAGGGCCGTCGTGACGTACGAGCTGTCAAGGAGGGGCGCGGGCACCGCTAGACCCCGTTGACCAGGATATTGGCCGTGCTCAACGTGAATATCTTGAGGAAGCTACCCGCGATATTCGCGGTGTTCGTCGGGCTCGAGTGAATATCGAAGGTGAACGTGGGAACGTCCGTGATCGGCGGCGTGTACGCGGGCTGAAGGGCCGTCGCGTCGGCGGCGCTGACCGCCTCGAGAGGGCTCGCGCTGAACGTGCGGGCGATGATGGCGCTCCCCAGGCCTACGTTAACCGCGAACCACCCCGCGATGGCGCTCTTCACAGCGGCCGTCTGCGCCGTCGTAAGGCTCGAGGGCGTCGTGGTGCAGGTCACGAAGATCGGCACCTGCACGGCGCGGTCGAAGCCGACGACGCGCGAGACGCCTTGCGAGTCGGTGATCGTAACGAGCGTGCCGCCATAGGCCTGGACGCCGCTCCCCTTTCGCGTCCAGATCGCGCTCGCGAGCGCGCTGTTTGCCGCGCTCAGACCCGCGCCGTCCCACACGACGATGCGGAAGGCCTTGCCGGGGAGGCCATTCGAATCGGGGAGGATCGTCGTGTTTTCGAAGCCGTACGCCGAGATGACGCCAGGCACTTCGAGCACGCCCGCGACGATGCTTGCCAGGTTGCCGCTACCCTGCCCCGCAAGCTCCGCCTCGCGCTTGTTGCGCAAAGTCGTATTCGTGTCGGCGGCGAGGCCGTTCACCGACGCTCCGGGGTTGGTGACCGAAAGCCAGCCTGTCGAAGGCGTGCCGATGACCGTGAGCGTCCCGGCGTTCGCGACGAAGACCCCCGGCGTCTGGCTGCGGAAGGTCGCAGACAGCGTTGCCGTGCCGCCGCTCGAGTTCGTGACGTCCGCCGTCAGGACCCATACGTTCGAGGGCTGATTGATTACGCTCGCCGTCGCGCCGGCGTGGACCGTCGTCCCCGCGGTGAGCACGAGCGACGCCGTCACGGTGGAGTACGTCGCGGTCTGCGCGTGCGTCCCGGTGAGCGCGCAGAGGTTGCGGAGGAATTGATCCTCGGCCGCGCCCGGATTGAGCATATTGAAAACGGTCGCGCCCAGCTCCGTCAACGTGGCCAAGCGCTCGGCGAACGCCGCGATCACCTGCCCGATCGGCTGCGTCGGGTCCAGGTTGAGGTCTCCCCGGACGTTGGCCAGGACGAGGGTATTCAGGTTTTCCACCTCCTCGTCGGTCGTTGTCGCGGCGTAGCCGGCAGAGGTAAATCCGGTCGTCATTGCGCACCTCCTGCGCCGGCCGGCGCCGCGGCGGCCACGTCGATGATGAACGGCTGGCCGACGCCGCCAGTGATGATTGCCCCGCTATTCGTACGCACCTTGCAAGTCACTTGCAGTTGCCTCGTGCTGCGGAAAAACGTCACATCCAATTGGTCCACGCTCGCCACGCCTTGCGGGGTCTTCAGGGTTTTTGCGAAGATCGACGAAATCAGATCCAGGTTCGGGTTGGCGACGAGTACGAATTGCACGTAAGGCAGCCCCTGGCGCGTGTCGCGAAACCACTCACCCTTGAAAAAAGAGAAAAGGTTCGACAGTTCCCACGCCGTGTTTTGCGCGAGGTCGGTCGAGACCTGGAGATTCCCCGACGACAGGTCCCAATCGCCGGTATTGGTCTGCGCAAATTGCGACACGCCGACAGGGGTTTAGTGCCCGGTCAAGGGGCGCATTTAACGGTCGTCGATCCGGTCGTCGTGAACGTGGAGAGGAATCCACTAAGGGCCGTCTTCAACGCTGCGCCGCCGTCCCCGGGGTTGGGTGTCCACGCCACGAAAGCGGCGATAAACAAATCGAGCTTCGATGCCAGCGCCACGGCATCGCTGGCGGGCGCGCCGAGTTCGATGTCCGACGAGCCGATCCGGATCTGCGCCGTCCCACCGTCCTTGCCGATGATGATCTTCGACGGGTCGGCCGCGGGCGAAGTCAGCGCCTTCGCATCGGGCGCGACCATCGGGATCGCAAACGGCGAATCGTGCGTGTGCACACCCGCCCATACTGGATCCACGGGCGCACTCGCGTCGCCCGATCGCCATGAATCGCACGAGAGGTCGGAGAAAACAAGCAAGACCGTGTCGCCGGCGGCGACGGGTACCCAAACGAAGAAACCCCCGCCGCGCAGCACGCCCAGCGGGACGTCCGTGTACGACGGCGCCGGCATCGAGACCGCGTTGCCCAAATCGTCGAATAGGAGTTGATTTACCCCCACCTGCACGTCAACGGTCTGCTTGTCCGGGTGCACGGCGGTGACCGTGGCCGGGACGCATTTGCGGATATCCGACTTGACCTTTTCGGCGTGCCGGGCGAACACTTCCTCGAGCGATCGATCGATGGGCATATTAGTATTTCACGCAATCCATTTCCGCCCACCACGCTTGATCGTACGTCGATCCCTGGTAGCGTATTTTCTCAATCCGGTAGCCGCCCTTCTGGACGAAAAGCGAGTCGATCGACACCAGCGCGCCGGGCTGCAACCCCGGTATTAGCAGCGTCTTCACCTGCACGACGCCCTGGCTGTCGACCGACGGCGAGTCGATCATCCCCGTGTCCGCAGAAATCTCGATCGCCTTGGTGCTCGATAGCGCCTGACCGATATTCAGGATTTGTAGCACCCCGTCTTGGATCGACCACTCGAGGCCCGCCGATCGGCAGAGGTCCGTCATCCGATCGCCGGCGTTGCCGATCAGCGCCGCGGTCCGAACCGAAATCTGCGCCGCACCGGCCATCGCTTGGGTAAGGTTACCCCGGTCCACGCCGAGCTGTTCGACGATCGCGTCGAAGGCCTGTTTGACCGGCACGTAGGCGCCGAACGTCTTGGTGACGTTCCCAATCGATCCCGGCTGCGCCTTTTTCGAATTTTTGATGCCGGTCGGGCGCGCGATCGTGTCGGCCGACTCGATGCGCGTGACGTAATTAGCGTCCTTGCGCGTCGTCCACGCCGCGTGAGCCTCGGCAAAGAAGATTTGCCCTACCTGGTCCTTATAGCCGGCGTCGAGCTTGACAGTCAGCTTCCCCGCTCCGGACAGCGACTGCCTCGAATCGGGATTGAGATTGAAGATTTCGATCAAGCACGTGTTCGGCTCGGTCGCCTTCAGCGACTTCTCGACGGTGAAATCGACGTCGAAGCCCGACAGGTCGCGGCCGAGGGCGTTGCTGGTGTTGAACGGAACTTTGATGTTCTGCGTGGGGCTCGCCGGGAAGCCGATCACAAGATTCATCCGCCGATCAAAAAGCGGAATGCCCTGGACGTCGCCCTTGCCCGCGGTCGCCACGTCACGCCCCCGGAGTAAAAATGCCGCTGATGAACGGACCGGGGTTGCGCTCGGGCTCGGCGTTCGCGGCGTAGAGGTCCGTCGCGTCGACGTAAACGAGTAGCACGCGTTTGCCCGTACCGAGCTCACCGAGGGCGGGCGCGGCGTCGCTCGTCGTGTCGACGCGCATCGCGACGATCTCCCCCGGCGGCCCGCCCCCCGCGCCGTACGTGCGCAACAAGGGGAAGTCCGGCACGACCTTCACACCGAGCGCGTAATCGATCGAGCCGTCTTCGGAGGAGATATCGAAATAGTAGACGGCCTCGCGGGTGTTGTATTTGAAGGTCAGCAGGTACGGCGTGCCGTCGAGGGTTGCGACCTGCGTCCAATACGTCGCCGATGGGTCGATGCTGATCTGCGTCCAGGCCATTACGGCACCCCCTGGCCAAGGGCGGCGAGCGCAGGATCGAGCAACGGGACGCCGAACTTGCCTGTATCCTGGTAATGCGCGGCGAGCGAGCGCCGCGTGCCGTCGTCGATCGGGGCGTTGTCCTGCTTGCCCTTGTTGAGCGTCGGCGCGGCCTTCTTCACGGAGGGTACGGGTGCGCTCACGATTTGCGAGGTCACGATGCGGATCTCGCGGAGGTCTATATTGAACGTAGCGCCGGAACTGCCCGTCTGCGGGCTCCGTTCCATCGTCACCTTTTTGATGACCATGTTCTGGTAAACGCGCTTCGGCGAGTGCACCGTGATCAGCGTCGCCGTGTCGCGGAGCTGTTCTAGCGCGTCGAGGCAGCCGGCGACGTAAGGATGATCCGCGTCGAACTGCTGCACCAGCACCGTCGCCTCCGTCGGAGGCCCGGGGATAATGCCCAGCGCCTGAAGCGCCGTCGCCGCGAGCTGCGTAGTCCCGCCGGCGAGGAAGCTCGAGGGCGCCTGCCCGGGGTCGAGCTTCGTCGCCAGACCTGTGATGAGGCCCGCTTCCTGCGCCTTGGGGAGCGTCAGCGTCATCGGCAGGAGCTGCGAATCATTCGAGTAAATCGGCGTGTCGCTGACGAAGAGCTCGAACGACAGCTCAATCGGCAGCGGCCGCACGTGGTCAACGATGGCCACGCCTTGCTCGACGGAATGCTCCGTCACCTGCGATTCGAAGTTGTGCGTCTCTCGGAGGCACGCGTCGAAGAACTGGATCCCCGCGGGCGCGCCCTGGACCGAAGAGTCCCACACGAAATACGTCGGCGTGACCTGCGCCGGCGACCAGGGGGTGAACGGAACGCCCGCCATTACTGCGCCCCCGTCGCGCTGGGCATCCCCGCTCCGACGGCGCGGAACGCCTTGCGGGTGCCGGCCGTCGCAGCGTTGGTGATCTCTTTCGGCGCCGCCTGACCCGTCGTGTGGACCGTGACGTTATTCGTGACGCTCAACGAGCCGTTCCACATCGCCGGCACGTTCGGCGCGCCGGGTTGATTCGGCTGGGGCTGCGCGGCGAGGAAGTACGGCACGTCGGTATTGCCCGGCGCCCCCGGCGCGCCGGCGCCCGGCGCGGGCGGCGGGGCCTTGTTGACCGGTGTGGTGAGGCTATCGAAGGCGCGCGCCATGCGCTGGTAGTTCTGCTGGCGCTGGTCGTATGCGGCTTGCTTGTCGGCAAACTCCTTGTCGACCAGGTTCTGAGCCGCGTCGAATACGGCGGCGCTACCCTTGAACGGGTGCGCGAAGCGGTCGAACATAATCGTCACGCTGGCGATCGCGTGCTGGAGTCGGTCGACCTCGTTGATCGCCTCGTCCACGCGGGAGACGACCAGCGTCAGAAATTCCCCGCCCCACGCCGCGATCTGCGGGATGCCGTCGACGAAGACACCCACGAACGACTTGTGAAAGTCCTTCATGCCGTCCGTCGCCGCGAATACCGCGTCTTTTATCGCGTTGAAAGCGCCGGTAATCTCCGCTGCGACCCCTTTCGAGTCACCGCCGAGCTTGTCGATCTGCCGGCCGATGACCGAGTCTCCGCCGGCGAGGAACGTGTAGAAGTCATCGAATACAATATACGCCGCGAAGATCGCCGCCCCGATCGCCGTGAACAAGGCAATGAGCGGCAGCCACGACGCGTACGCGAGCGCGCCATACGTCGCCGCCGCGGCGCCGAGGAAGATCAGAGCGGTCCGAAGCGCGTAGGAGTGCTTCGCCGTGTCGATGAGGATCTTGACGTTCGCGATCCCGTGCTTCACCCACTCGACCAGTGCGGGGAGCAGCTCCCGAACGATGGCCGTGCGCATGGTCCGCCAACCGAGCGCGAGGCGCTTCTGCTGCCGATCGACATCGTGAGCCTTCTGGATGAAATCCTCGTCGAGACCTCCACCCATCTCGCGGACATCGTCGAACATCTCTTTGAGCGCGGCGCTGCCCTGCTGGAGGACGGGCAGCATCGACGCGCCGCCGCGGCCGAGCGCGCGCATGGCGAACGCCGTGCGCGTGGCCTGATCGGGGATCGCGTGGAGCTTGTCCGAAAACTCGAGCAGGAGCTGATCCGTCGGCTTGATCTGGCCGTTGCCGTCCCGGATCTGTATGCCCATCTGCCGGAAATACTTGGTAGTGCTCTTCGTCCCGAGTGCGACCTCACCGATGGCGCGATTGAAAAACCTGAAGGCCACGATCGCCTGCTGCGTCGGGACCTGCATCGTCTGAGCGACGTACTGATATTTTTGCAGTTCGTCGGTCGTCAGGCCGAGGTTTTCGGCGTTGTGCTTCAATTCGTCGGCCATCTGGATCTGGCCGAGGACGAATTGCCGAATGCCGTTGACGATCTGCCCGCCGACCCAAAGACGAGACATCGCGCGCAGCTCGCCGATGAAGCCGCGCGCGTTGTTCTTCGCAGACGTGAGCTTGCGGTCGGCGTCGGCCAGCTTGTCGCCGCCGGTGACGTCAATAACGAATTTGGCGACTACGTCGCGGAGCGCCACGGGTCACCTCCGCGCGTACGCTTCCCGCCGAGCGTTTTCGCGCTCATTGAAATAGCGGGTCGCGACGAGCCATTCATCAAAAGACCATTCGTACTGAATCTCAGCAAATGTCCCGTACCCCGCCTCTGCCAAGGCCAGGAACGGGCGCGCTACGTCGAGGTCGTCGTCTTCCCCGCCGTCGCCGCCAGGTCCGGGAGCTGCGGGTTGATTCCGAGCCCAGCGAAAAAATTTGCGAAGTTCGCGTCGATGCAGGCCCAAAGCCACTTGAGCATCTCGCCGTACCGGCCGGCAAAGTGCTCATCGAAGGTCGCTTCGTCGAGCTGGAAAACACGCTTGTCGTCGGTGACCGCGTGGAATTGCGTTGCGGCACCGAAAACGCGGCAGAAATAGTCCAGGTCATCGTCCGAAATCGAGGCGGCGATCTTGGCGAAGGCCTCGCCCTCGTTGTCCGCATCGGCGATCGGACCCATGAGCTTCATAAGCCGCGCCAGGACCGCGCGGCCCTGCTTCGCCCCGAGCTGCTGAATCCGGTAATTGTACGCGTCAATTACCTTCGACTTGACGTCACGCATCCGCCAACCTCCGTCGGCGGTTTAGTGATCAGCTCCCCGCGTCCACGCGCGTGAGGTCCGCGCACTCGAGGGTCCACTCGCGCGTGGTGATCTTGCTGTCGAGCGAGACGTCCGGCGGCTTGGCGATCCAGCACGCGCTTGCGGTCCACGTGGCCAGGCCCGAGACACGGTCGCGGATGAGCATGGGGCCGATGTCCGCGCCGTTGCGCGCGAGCAGGCCGGCGTTGCTCAACGTCGTAAACAGCGTATTACCGCTCGAGGTATGCATGAGCTTGACCTTGATCGTCGCGTGCCGGTTGTTCGTGCGCGACCGGCCGACCTCGCCGTCGGTGCCCACCACTACCTCGTAGTCGGGCGCGGACTGCTCAATCGTGAGAAATTCGCCCTCGGCAAAACCCGAGTCGATGAGCAGGCCCATGAACACCATGGTTACCTGCTTTGCGTCATATCGCTTGGCCATTGCTGAATCTCCGCCGGATTACCGGGATTAGTTCGTGATTACCCCTTGGATGGTCACGGAGTCGATCGCGCCCGCGAGCTGCGCCGTGAACGACACGAGGGGCAGATTTCGCGACTGACGCGACGTCGGCGACAGGTTCGCGACGAGGGGCACCGAGACGAATGGCGCCGGCGACGCAGCGAGGAAACCCGTATTCACGAACTGCGTCAGGGCCGCCGTCAGGACGGACCGGATCATGTCGACGCCGGCGTCCGTGTAGGGGATCTTCAAATTGTTCGCGAGCAGCGCCAGAATGCCGACCTGAATCGCGTTCGTCAGCGCGTCGATGCCGCGCGTGATGTCGATCCACTGGCCGTCCGGCCGCTTGCCGAATTGCGTCAGGTTCAGCCCGAAGATCGTGCTGTAAACCGAGCCGTTGAAGCCCTCAACCGCGTGGATCTGCGTGGTCGTGAGCGGGTCGGCGATGACGCCGGAGAGAGTCTTGAAAGCCCAATTTTCCGATCCCGGAATCGTCGGAAAAAGGCGCCCCTGCCACGCAGCTCCCGAGTACGAAAGCAGTCGACTCGCGCTCATGAGGCCTGCCGATCGCGTGTGCGACAGCAGCTTTTCCGTGTACATGATGTTCGTCGTGTCCGACGGGTTCATGCAGAGGGAATCGGTCGTATTCCAGATAAACAGCTTGCCGTTCGCCTCGGCCCATGCCGCGGCCGCGGTGATCTCCGCCGGCGACTGCGAATCGAGGACGAGCCCGTACCAATTCGCGTCGAGGGCCAGGATCGCGTTCAGGTCCGTCGCGATGCCCGGGTCCGTGGTCGTGTCCGCGAACGAGCAATGAACGAGGTCCGGGTAGAAGTCGACGAGCGCGCCCGCGGTCAGCGAGATCGTGAAAAACGCATTTGAAGACGTGTGCGTCGCCGTCACGCCGGTGAGCGCGAGCGCGGTCACCGCCGCGGCCGCGGTCCCGGCGTCGGTACCGGGAACGCCCGTCGAGGCGAACGAGATCGTCGCCGGCGTGGTGCCCGGAAGGCCGACCTTAAACGAGTAGGTGTCGAGCGTGGACGTCGAATTGAGCGTGACCTTCAACGTCTGCGCGGGCTTCAGGTTGCGCGGGCCGACCTTCACCGCCGGAGGCGCGGGATTCTGCGAAAAGATCATCGTCGCGGCGAGCACCGCGGGATGATTCGCGCCGGCGCCATCGGTGATCATGCCGCTGACGGAGCTGTATTCCCGCACCCCTCCGGAAAACCAAAGGTTGCTGGCGGCAATCAACGTCTCGCCAAATCCCGCTTGCTGCGGACCCGCCCCCTGGACGGAAATCGCAAGACTGACGACGTCGGTAATGGGCATAGTGCGCTAGCTCCGACAGCGGTTTAGTGACGGTCGAGGGCGTAGGCCGTCTCGCTAAACCCGGGCGTGAGCGTTCGCTTCGACGAATTACGCCTCGACGCCGGATCGGTGCAGGAACTGCCCGACGGCTCCCTAAAGGTGGTGGGTCGCCTGACCCGCACGGGCATTTTCAATTACCGAAATCCGGACGGATCGCGACGAACCGAATACCGTCCCGCCGACGAGGTCTTTTCGCCGCGCGCGATGGCCACGTTCGCAGCAGCGCCGGTGACGATCAATCACCCGCCGGTCGACGCCAACGGCCGTCAGATCCTCGTCAATAAGGACAATTGGCGTCGCCTGTCCGTGGGCCATCTCGGAGAGTCCCTCCGTCAGGATGGGGATCACCTCGCGGCGGACGTCTACATCCGAGACGCCGAGGCCGTGGCAAAGGTCAAATCAGGGAAACTCCGCAAAATATCGCTGGGCTATCAGGTCGATTACGACCGAACGCCCGGCGTGACCCCGGATGGGGCTCGCTTCGATGGCGTCCAGCGAAATATCCGAGGCAATCACGTCGCGCTCCTCCTCGGCCACGCGCCGCGCGGGGGCGATACTTGCGAATTGCGCCTCGACTCCGAGGACAACGAAGTTTGCGAGACGGCCGAAGGCCGGATCGACTCCGCACTAAACCCGGGCATGACGCTCGAGGAAGCCCTTGCAAAGATTCTCGCCCTTCAGGGCGAATTGACCCAAGCCCGCACGGACGCCGCAGAGGTTCCGACGCTTCGTGCGAAGGTGACCGAGCTCACGAACGCGCTGACCGTCGCTCAGGGCGAGCTGACGCCCGCGCGGCTCGATTCGCTCGCGACCGACCGCGCCAATACCGTCGCCCTCGCCAAGGCGAGCGGCGTCGACGCCGCGGTGCTCGCGAAGCCTACGCTCGAAATCAAGCGAGCGCTCGTCGCGAAGCGCACGCCAACGTTGGCCACGCGCACGGACTCGATGAGCGCGGATGCCCTGGACGCGGTCATCGCCGTGTACGCGGACGCGCCTCACCCGTCGATGGCGGCCGCGGTCGCGCCGCTCGCTGCGCCCATCACGGCCCCCGCCGCGGCGCCGGGGGCGCGCACGGACTCGGCCGGCCCGGCGAAGCCGAAGACGGTGGCGGAGCTTCAAGCCGCTTTCGCCGCTCGGATTCACGACCAGTGGCGCACCGACTCGGGGGATCCGATCCCTGCGCCGAATCCCGTCAACCCCGACCGCGCTCTCGCGGCCGAAAACGCCCTCGCCGGAGTCCGATAAATGAGCGTCGTTCAGGGTCAGCAGACCTATTTCATGTTTCCGCCGCTGGCTGACCCCGGTCAGCTCGCCGACTGCGCATACAACGAAATCGTCACGTACATCGCCGCGGAGACGATCAACCCCGGTCGCGCGGTGGAACTGGCGGCGGACGGCCTGTCAATTCAGCAGGCGCAGCAGACCGGCAGCACGTTCAATCCCGTCGGCGTCGCGGTTCTCCAGACCGCGCGCGAGGGCCAGGGCGCCGTCGGAATCACGGGGTACGGCGTCGAGGGTCCGGCCTACCAAATCGGCGAGCCGGTTCCGGTCCTGATTCGCGGCCGGATTTACGGTGAGTGGTCGGGCACCACGCAGACCGCGATCTCGAATCCCAACGTCTTCCACTCGTCCACCACGGCGACCAATCGCGGCAAGTTCACCGACACCGCGACGTCCACGACCGCCGGCAGCGAGGTCGCGGCCGCCGGTCACCCCTTCCGCGTCTTCGCGAAGCTCCCCGGGACGGGATCGATCGTCCTGCTCGACGTCAACCTGCCGGGCGCGGCGTAAGCGGCCGGGAACAATTGAAGGAGAATTGACCCTATGCTTTCGGCCGACCGTCCCGCAATGAGCGGGGTCCGCTACGACCTGGCGGACTACATCAATCCCGAAGCCGTCGCGGCCGCCTCCGGCGGCTCTGTCCGCGTCGACGCCGCGGGAAGCGCGTTCTTTCTCCGCGACCTGACCGAGGTCATGGGGCGGACGTTCGATATCAAATACCCCGACCTGAAGGCGCGCAGCCTTTTCCCGGTGTTCACGGGCGTTGACCCCGGCGCCGAGGGATACGTCTGGCGATCGTTCGACCGGCGCGGCGGCGCGAAGGTAATCACCGACTACGCCGCGGATATGCCGTCCGCGGAAACGGTCGGCGTCGAGTACCAGGCGCGGTGCCTCTCGCTCGGCACCTCTTACCAGTATTCGATTCAGGACCTCAACAAGTCCCGAATGGCGGGCATTCCGCTCGAGACGCGCAAGGCGCTCGCCGCGCGGCGCGCGATGGAAGAGGCTTTCGAAACGATCGCCTTCTTCGGCGTGGCGCAGTTCGTCGGCGGCAGCGCTGGCAACATCAACCTCGGCACGAACGGCTCGCCGTACTTCGCGCCCGCGACGCCGAACGGGAGCGACCCGTTGGCGATGTATGGGATCACGAATTTCCCGGCTATCTCGGCGTTGTCGCTCGTGACGACGACCACGAACAACTGGTCGTCGGGGGCGAGCGTCACGGACATCGTCAACGACTTCAACGCGCTGTTCCTCCAGGTGTTGCAGCAGAGCAACGGCGTGCACCAGGCGGACACGGTCGTCATGCCGCTGTCGACGTGGACCCTGCTCATGCAAATGCAGCGGTCGACGACGTTCACCGATGATACGGTTCTCCAGTACATCAAAAAGATCAACCCCTGGCTGAAGAACATTTATTGGACGCCGATGCTCGAGTTCGCTGGACTCAAGCAAAATGGCTCCACGCCGGGGCCGTTGATCATCTGCTACGAGCGCAATTCGGAGAACGTCGAGCTGGTCGTGCCCCAGGAGTTCGAGCAGCTTCCCCCGCAGCTCGTGAATTACACGTACAAGGTGCCCTGCCACATGCGCGTCGGGGGCATCCGCGTGTCGTACCCCAAGGCGTTCCGCTTCCTTCAGGGCTTCGCCGGCTGATCGTCTTCGCGCCGCGCATGCGGCTAGCCCCATCGCCTTCCTCCGGGCGATGGGGCTTTTTCTTGTCCGCTAAACCCGGAGCGTACCACCAACCGAAACGGCGCGCCGACGCCGCCGTCGCTCGTTGAGCGGCGGGGAGGGTTATCCCGCTTTGGCCACTCTCGCAATGTTCCGCGTTCAATTCCCGGAGGCGAACGGCGTTTCGGATACGTTGGTCACGCAATACCTGGGAGCGGCGGCGCTCGAGATCGATCTGAGTGTGTGGGGCGCGTTCAGCGATCCCGTGCTGGCGCCGGCGATGACGAAGGCGGACCAGGGCCAACTCTATCTCGCCGCGCACAAGCTCGCGATCTCCCCGTTCGGGCAGAACGCCAAGATGACGACGGTCATTCGAAAGAACGAATCCGGTTATCGACGCACGACCTACGGCGCCGAGTTTCTTCTGCTCATGCAGGGCGTGACCGGCGGGTTTCGGGTCGCCTAAATGGCCGGCGGCGGATCCATCACTGATCGTGACCGCGGCTTCGGCGCGCTCTTGCGCGCGGTGAAGGGCGCGAGCGGCACCGTACAAGTCGGCGTCGCGGACACCCCGCGCGAGGACGACCGCGGTCTCACGAATGCGGACGTCGCGGCGTTCCACGAGTTCGGCGACCGCCCGTTCATCCGGCCGTGGGTCGACGAAAATCAGCCCGGCATCCGCTCATCACTCCGATATTGGGTGACGCAAACGCTCGCCGGTAAAAAGCCGTGGCGGAACAGCCTCGAGAAATTCGGGGAGTACGCGGTGAAGGGCATCCGGAAGAAGATCGACCAGGGCGTTCCGCCGCCGCTCGCGAAGTCGACCGAGAAACGCAAGGGCCACGCGCTGGCCCTCGTCGACACCAAACAAATGTACGACGCCGTCACGTATGAGATCGACGAGGCCGTCAAATGACGACTGCCGCTATTCCGGTGGTCGATCACGCGGGTCTACTCGCCGTGATTACGGGTATCGCTGAGACCACGTGGGGTCTGGGCGCAACCGTCGCGTTTTGGGAGGATGATCCAAATCCGATGGTGTCGGACACCGATGCCGCGCAGATCACCCTATCCGCGCCGAAGATCGATGCGGTAGGCGTCGACGAGCACCGCCGGCACCTCTCCGACGGCACCGACGGTTACGCCGCGGGAACCTTCTGGACACTCGAGGTCGGGAACCGAAAGGTCATGATCACGATCAAGGCGCAGACGTTCAATAAGGGCGTCGCCGCCGCGGAACTTGTCGACGCAATCCGCACGGGGCTGAGCTCCGACACGGTTACGGCGCAATTGAACGCGCTCAATCTGGCCTTCGTGTGGGCGAGCAATTCGGTTCGCATCAAAGTCAACGTGGACGAACGCGTGGTGAGCACCGCGGCCGCCGACTTCGAATTTGCTGGCGTATCGCAATTCGTCAGCCAGGTAATCCTACCTGGCGTCGGCGGCGACTACATCGCCAGCGTGAACACCAATAACATCGTGCCGGGGACGGTGTCACCGTGACCGTACGCAACGCAAATAACGCGGGACCGCCGACGCCGGCCCGCCTGAGCAACGTGCTTCAAGGGCCGCCGGGGCCGCCGGGGCCAGCCGGGCCGCCGGGACCGGGCGCGTCGATCACGTTCGCGGGGGATCTCGCCGGCACCTCGACGTCGCAAAACGTCGTTGGCATCCTGAGCAAGACGCTGCCGGCGCTGCCTGGGACGTCGCAATATTTGACGTACAGCGGCACCGCTTGGGTGTTCGTCGCGGGCGCGCCGCCTACGGGCGCCGCTGGCGGCTCGCTCGCCGGCACGTACCCCAACCCCTCCATCGCCGCCTCGGGCGCGACGGCGGGCACGTACGGCGGCGCAACGGCCGTTCCCGTGATCACCGTCGCTGCCGATGGCCGCATCACCAACGTCACCAGCGTGACGATTACCGGCGTCACCCCCGGCGGCCCCGCCCACGGCTCGCTCGCAGGAACC